AGGTGAAGGCCTCGATGGTGCCGCCGAACTCCTCGGCGGACAGAAGGTTGACGTACGCGATGTTGTCCGCGTACTGCTTGTTGGACTCGGCACCGGACGGGGACTCGGTGACCCCGGTCAGACCGTTCCAGGCGACGCCGGTGCTGTAGACACCGTCGGTCGGGGTGTACAGGACACCGTGCGAGACACCGGTCGTGAAGAACCGCTTGTCGAGCTCGTCCCAGACGAGAGCAGGCATGTCTGTCTTCCTTTCTAGAAGAACATTTGGAACACGAAGTGGTTCAGGCCATCGACCACGTAGAAGCGGTCGTACCTGGTGTACGGAAGCCCCTCCACCTGGTCGGGGATGAGACTATCCGGGTTACGATCGATCACGGTGACCGTGTAACCCTTCTTGAGCAGGTACTTGAGGTTGTCAGCCCATTTGGAGTTGTTATCCAACCCCGCCTGGTACTTGATGCACGGATACTGCATCCCACTCGTGGGGGCCTGGAAATATGCGTCAACAACGCCATCCAGACCCTTCAGAATGCTATGCAGCTCCGTCCGGGATCGGGCCATGGTACTCCTCCCCGATGTAAATGACGAGACGGGGACGCTGATCAACCAGCGAACCAATCGTCCAGCGCTTTCCCGCGTACGTCACGTAACGAATCGATGAGTTGTCCACATCTCCGACTCCCCGAGAGAGGACCGAGATGCTTGTGGTCGTCCTGTACGTGGGTAGTACGGTGTCGGCCAAGGCAAGCACCTCGGTCCTCTGTACCAAGTCGCCGAGAACATCGTGCTCGGTGATGGTCTCTTCCCAGACGCCAGGGGAGGTCTCCTTCTGCTGAGAGATTCCCAGCTTTCCGGAGTACCTCATGGTCGCCTAGCTCAGGCCTTGTAGGTGTAGTTGTACGTCTTGATCTGCGCACCGTCGAAGTCGTTGCCCTCGGCGGGAGTCGCGTAGATCGTGAGCTGCGGGTCGTCGGCGGTCAGGGTCACGGTGGCAGCCGCGGCCAGGACCTCCTCGGTGTCAGCCCGGGTGTACACCACACCAGCGGTGGCCGGGATGGTGATCACGTTGTCAGCGACAGCGGGACGCGTGGGCGCCACGATGGTCTGAGCAGCGTCGACCCGACGGAAGATCTGCGCGGCGTACGGCAGCGTCAGAGCGCCGGACAGGTAGGTCTCCATCAGGTACTTGTACTGGTTGAAGTCGATGTCGAAGTCGTCGAAGAGCGTGACCTCGCCACCGCGGTTCGTACCGAAGTTGTAGTCCGAGAGGTCCAGCACGATGGCCAGGACGTCCTCGGGCATGAGCTCGGTGGGAACGCGGACGATCTCGTTGACGTCCATGTCGCCGGCGACCTCGGAGAGGTTCCGGTAGATGCGGTGACCGAACTCGTCACGGATCGTGAGGAGCTTGGTGGCCGCGCGGTACGACACGAAGGCCGTCCGGTTGCCCGGACCGAGGTAGAACTCCCCAGCCTCGGTGACGCCGTCGAGGAGGGCGTTCCAGGCGGTGCCCGTCGCGTCCGCCGCGAGAACGACGTCGAAGGTGGAGGTGTACAGCGGGTCGTCGTTGACGATCGAGCGGATGCCGTCACCCGAGGTACCGGTCGGCTCCGGGATCTTGTCGGGGTTCAGCTCCCCGTTGACCATGGTCGGCCGGCCGTCGCCGAACATCGCGGCGCGCGCGATCTCCTCGTCCAGCTTGCCTCGCATCTCGACCTTCATCCACGCCACGACGTCGAAGTCGGTGATGTCGATGATGTCCTGGCGGTCCAGCTTCTGCTTCTTGTAGATCATCGCCGGGCCGGTGGTGCGCTTGAAGACCGGGAAGACCTCCTCGACCTTCTGGCCGGCCTTGATGTAGCCCTTCGCCCGAGCCTCGTCGGCGGTGATGTCGGCGTAGGTCGTCTTCACCCGGGAGAACGGCGAGTGGCTGGTGCCGCCCATGAACTTCTTGACCCAGTCCTGCCGGCGGTCCACGAAGGTGGGGGTCCGCATGAGGGCCTGGGCGTCGGGGAAGAGGATCTCGATGTTCTGCACACCGTAGGTGTCGGCGTGCATGAGCTCGTTGCCCTGGGTCCGGACGAGGTCACGCAGCGAGCTGGAGGCCTGGGAGCCACCCTCTCCACCCGGGCCCTTGGCCAGCTTGAGGACAGCCTGGACGTCGGAGTGCTTGAGCTCCGGCCGCTCCTTGGCCTTGGCGTCCTTCTCGGTACGGTCGAACACGTTGCGGCTCATGCCAGTGGTTCCCTTCTTGGAGGAGATGTTGTCGTGCGTGAGTGCCGGCTCCTCGGTGAGGGCCTCGGTGACTGCCTCGGTGACGATGTCATCGATGATGCTGTTGACGGCCGCCTGCTGGTCGTCGTTGAGGGTGGCGAGAACGTCCGCCACAGTCTGCTCGCCCTTCTCAGCCGGAGGGGCATCCTTCGGCTCGTCGGGGTTGTCCTCGGTCTTCGCCGGGGGAGCGTCCTTCGGCTCCTCCTTGGGCTTCTCCTCGACGTCGTCATGCTTGATCTCACCACCGACGATCATGAGGTTGTCGTCAGCGTCGAGGTCTCCGTGCATGAGGACGTTGGAGATGTTCGCGCCCGGGTTCGCCCCGGCCAGCACAAGGCTGACCTCCTGGATGACACCGTCGTGAACCATGTAGCCCTGCTCCTCGAGGTCCTTGGCCCAGACCGAGAACTTATCGAGGTCACCGTGCTCCACAGCCTCCTTGGCCGCGAGAGACTTCGGGTTATTGTTGAGGTAGGCGTCACCCCAGACCCCGTCGTCCTTGTGGGAGAGGATGACGTGGCCCAGAACCTCCTCGATGTTCTCGTGGTTGTGCTGGTACACCAGCGGGACCTTCTTCCCGTCCTGGTGCTTGAACGCGCCCGGCATGATCGTACGACCATCGGCGCACTTCAGGTTCGCCTTGGTGACGTAACCGCTGAAGTTGGGTTCCATTTTGACCTTCCTCTGGTCGTACTTCACTTCTTGGTGAGTGCGTCGAGAACGGGCGTCGTGACGTACTGCTTGGTCACACCGTTGACAACATCCTGCATGGCCGTCTGAGCAGCGTTCTGCAAGACGGTCTTGGTGGTCTTCGAGAGCCATCCCGGATCGGTCTGGTTCAGCTTGTTGACCTTGGCCAGTGCGTCGGTTCGCGCGTTGAAGAACTTCAGGTCCGGCTCGGACATCTCGTTCGCCTTACCAGCCTTGGCCTGAGCCTGCAGACGGGCATAGCGAGTTCGCGAGTCCTCACCCACCGGAGAGGAACTCTCCTTCTTCGGTGCCTCGGGAGCACTCTTGGTACGAGGGGCCTCATGGACCTCTCCGGACTTCGAGTCCTTCACCAGCATCTTGGAGGAGTCGGTAGGATGAGCAGCCTTGTCAGACTTGAGCTGGGAGCTACTGCGGCGGATACCCCAGTGCATACCCTTGACGCCGTGGTCGACCTTGTCACCCGGCTGCGGCTTCACCATCGCCAGGTAGTCCCTGGTCATCAGTCACCTCCTTCGGTGGTTGAGGTGCCGAAGGGACCTGATCGTCCGCCGGCATGTTCGGGTTCTGGAGCTGGTTTGCTCTCGGATCCTTCGACGGGAAGAATCCGATCTTCGGACGAAGCTCATTGGCCGTGACAGCCGCGTTGCGAAGGAGCTTGTCCGTCACCTCGGCCAGTTCACTGATCGGGATCAGCTTCAGCGGGTCGCGGTAGATCTCGATGGAGTGGCCCTGAGTGCGAGCCGTCTTGGTGACGAACTTCCGCTTCATCTCGAGTGCCACAGCGTTCGCTACAGGCTCGACGGTGCGGTCGTAGTAGTTGTTGATGGTGTCCCGGCTGGCTGAGCCGTTCATGATCTCCTCAGTCAGACCCAACTGGGCATAGACCGTCTTCTGCAGATACTCGATCTGCTCCAGGAGCTTGTTCGTGACCGGCCTGTTGAGCTGGATGACCTTCTCGGAGACATCAATGTAGCCGATGCCGAGCTCGTCGTCCTTAAGCTGGTCTCGAAGCATGTCACGACGCTTCTCAGCCTGAGCCTTGCGGGACTCACCGCGAACGGCGTAGGGCAGCTGGAAGATCAGGTCCAACTTTCCACTACCGGCAGCC